CATACCCCTCGCTGCCAAGTTACTGGACAAGGAGTGCTGGCTAGTGGAAATGAACCTCAAGACAACCTGGATCAATGACACCAATCCCAGCTGAACAAAACGACTCCCCTGCTCATCCCGCACGGCCAGTGGGCGGCAAGCCTCCGATCTCCATGGCGGTGGCTGAAAAGGCGGCCCGCGAGGCTGGGTTCAATATCATTGACGCCAAGCAGCTGAAGGCCGCCGGCATCTTTGGCGAGTTCGTATCTCAGGTTGGAGCCATTCATCTCGGCCGATCGAGACTTGCCATGAATCTGGCACGAACCGACAAGGCCATGGATTTCTGTGAATCTGCGATCGAGAACCGAGAGTTCCCTGATCCAGAATCAATGATCGGAGTGATGAAAGTACACGCGTCACTGATCAGCGAATCTAACAAGGCGGCCGAGCTTCTGATCAAGTCGGCCCAGCAGGCGGCTGAGACCGCCAAAGCTGAGGCTATGGTAGTGTTGCCAGGATTCGCTCCGCGTGCTCAGGTTGGCCCAACGCAGGTCAACGTGATGGTTAACGCCAGTAACGGCGCGGCCGATACTGTTGAAATCAAGGAGAACTGAACCATGCCAGCAATCAAGGGAGTCAAACGTCTTCCGTCCGGTGGCGTCCTCTATCGGGGCGAGCGGTTTCCCGGTTTCAACAAGCCCAAGGCAGCCCCTGCCGGAGACACCCACAAGAAACGGGTGCTCGCCAAAAAGGGCAACAAGGTCAAGGTCGTTCCGTTTGGCCACCGCGGGTACAGCGACTTCACTAAACACAAGAACCCCAAGCGCAGAGCCAACTATCTCGCTCGCTCAGGAGGCATACGCAACAAGAGCGGCGAGTTGACCAAGAACGACAAGTTCTCCGCGAACTACTGGGCGAGAAGGATTCTCTGGTGAAAGTTGCATCCAAGTCCAACCCGTCTCTCTGGAGCCGGATTGTCCGCGAGGTGAAGGCGTCGTCGAAAGGCGGCAGGCCCGGACAGTGGAGCGCCCGCAAGGCTCAGATTGCAGTGAGCCGCTACAAGGATCGTGGCGGTTCATACAAGGGTTCCAAGTCTCCGTCGAACAGCCTGTCCAAATGGACTCGTGAAGATTGGGGGACCAAGAGCGGCAAAAACTCCGTCGTCGGCCGCGGTGCCACAGGAGAGCGATACCTGCCGCGAAAAGCTCGAGAAGCCCTGAGCGACGCTGAGTATTCCGCAACAAGCGCGAAGAAGCGTGCCGGCATGAGGGCTGGTAAACAGTTCGTTCGCCAGCCTGATTCTATCGCTCGCAAGACCGCCAAGTATCGCGACTGAGCGACTCCGACTTTCGCCTCACACGGAAACCGTGTAGGCACCAAACGATTTATGGCTACGACCACCATCTACAACAAGGCTCTGGAGCAGATCATCTCCGGGACCATGACTCTCGCCACAACTCCTGCCGGATCGACGCCCCCTTACAAGGTGCTGCTTCTCGGATCGGGCTCGAGCTACACGCACTCCAAGGCTCACGTCTATCTGAGCGACGCGCTCGCTGCTGGTGCCGTGGAGGCGTCTGGGTCTGGGTACGACACTGGTGGCAAGACCCTCGGAAACATTTCAACCACGACCAACCAGTCCGGCAATTTCGTGCAGGTTGAAATCAACGACGTGCAATGGGGCACTGGTGCTGGCGGTTCCACGATCACCGCGAAAGGCGCGTTGATTTACCTGCCCACTGGGAACCCGTCCAACAGCCCGCTGCTGGCGTACATCAACTTCGACGGAACTGTGTCGTCCAACGCATCGGTGTTCACCATCGACTTCCAGACCCCTCTGAAGTTCCAGAACTGAACATCACATGGCTAACCTGATTGCGTTCGCGGGTTACGCCCGTGAAGGTAAGGACGCCGCCGCGACGAGGCTCATCAACCTCGGATGGGAGCGCATTGCGTTCGGTGACATCATCAAGCGCCAGATCGACTCGCTGGTGCAGCAGCATCTTGGGTTCTCGGCATTCACTGAGAACGACACCCAAAAGAAGCAGATCCGCCCGATCTTGGAACAGTGGGGCGAGGTGAACTACGACGGGGTGATGAAGGAGTTTTTCGGCTCTCTTCCAAACTACGCCGTGAACACCCGGCTGGTTCGCCTGCGTGAGGCCAAAGAGTGGATCAAGCGAGGCGGCATTATCCTACGAATCCGACGCCCCGGAGTGGAGCCTGCAACCGACTGGGAGAGAACCCGCCTACAGGAGCTCTACGACGGAGGCGTGATCCACGACACCATCATCAACGACTCGTCGCTCGATGTGCTGTGGGACCGGGTCGGCCGCTTCGCTGCTGCTGGTGACGCATACCTCCAGACTCGTTAGGTGTTGACTCACGGTGTTTTACACCTACTCTTGGCTTGGCGCTAAGCTAAGTCATTCAAAACCATGTCTACACCACTGTTTCGCAAAGCAACCCGCGAGAAGGTCTTCCTGAAACTCGCGGTCACCGGTCCGTCTGGTTCCGGGAAAACGTACTCGTCTCTTCGACTCGCTCGAGGACTTGTTGGCCCTGCCGGCAAGATCGCCCTCATCGATACTGAGAATCGCTCTGCGTCCCTGTACGCCGACCGATTCGATTTCGACACGCTCGACATCGCTCCTCCGTTCGACAACGAGAAGTTCATCGAGGGAGTCAACGCGGCTGTCGAAGCTGACTACGGAGCCATAGTTATCGATAGTGCGTCGCACTTCTGGGAGGGAATCCTTGATTACAAGGACAAGCTCGATCAACGCGGCGGCAACTCCTACACCAACTGGAAGATTGCCGGCGACAAGTTCGGCGGAATCGTCAAGGCCGTGCTGCAGTCTCCTGCCCACGTCATCTGCTGCATGCGCTCCAAGATGGACTACGTTCAGGAGAAGGACGACCGAGGCAAGACCCAGATCAAGAAGGTCGGCCTGGCTCCGATCATGCGTGACGGAATCGAATACGAGTTCACCACGGTGTTCGATGTGGCGCTGAACCATCAGGCCGCTGTCTCCAAGGACCGCTCTGGCCTCTTCGTCGACAAGATCTTCCAGATCACCGAGGAGACCGGTGCGCAGCTTGAAGCGTGGCGTCTGTCCGGTGGTGAGCCTGTGTGGAAGACGCAGTTGACCGCCGTCATCGGAGCTAATGAACCCAAGGCCAACACGTTCCTCGTGACGCTTGGGTGGATCAAGGAAGGCCAAACATTCCGAGATCTGTCCGTAACCAACGCGGAGAAGATCCTGTCAAATACGGCCGCCTTCCTCGCCAAGGCCACAGCCTAACCGCGATCACCCATGAGAACGATACTCGACGCGAACGGGCTGGTCCATGACGGCATTCACCATCTGCTGGACGAGCGGGTGTATCGAAACGACCCTGCAATCGCCATCTCAGACCTCAAGGAGATGTCGCTGTCTCCGCTTCACTTCTGGTCCAAGAAGTTCGGCGGATATCGCGCTGAGCAAACCGAGGCTCAGGAGATCGGAACGCTGACCCACCTTTCAGTTCTTGAGCCTGAGGAGTACGCCAGAAAGACGGTCCTCAAGCCGGCTGACGCTCCCCGGAAGCCTACTGATGCTCAGCGTAACGCCAAGAAGCCGAGCGAGGACACCATCGCAGCCATCAAGTGGTGGGACGATTGGAGTGCCGCCAATGCTGGGAAGACCGAGCTTTCTCAGGACGAATCGACCCAAATCGCCGGTATTACTCAAGGTGTCATGTCCAATTCTGACGCAGTTCAGCTGATGGATGACGCTTTGAAGGAGGTGGCCATGTTCAAGACGATCGTCGTCAATGGAACAACCATCCGAATCAAGGGCAAGGCTGACATCATCTGCTCAAGCGGTGGCAGCGATTCGGAGGCGATTGCGGACCTCAAGACGGTAGACCGCGGATACGCAAACCCAGACGACTTCTCGTACTCAATCAAGAAGTGGGGGTACGCACAACAGGCAGCGTGGTACATCGACCTGTACAACATGTTGACCGTGACCGACGATCCGTTCACCAGTGATGTAAAGAAGAGTCGGTGGGTCTTCATTGTGGCGGAGAAGTTGCCGCCATACGTGTGCATCACACTCGAGCTCGATGAGGACTCGATTGAGGTGGGCCGAGCCATCAACAAGCGGCACCTCGAAACACTCGCAGAGTGCTTCAAGACGAACGTCTGGGAGCGTCCTCTAAATGGAATGCGCGGTCGTGTATCCATTCCTGAATGGGCCAGAAAGAAGAGTTAACAAAAACCTGCATACGTTGTGGGCGCACTCAGCCGACCAAGAACTTCTGGTCGGGCAGGCCAACCTGCGTTGAGTGCGCCCGCAAACTTTGGTACGCGCCCAAGTGTAACGCCGATCCACGTCGCGGACCCAACTGGCCCATGATGGAGCGTATGTGGAAGGCCGGTCTTATCAGTTACCCACCTGAAGCATTCACCGATGATCCAAACCCCAAGTGACTACTGGCACATCGCCATCGACCCGGGAGCCTCAGGCGGCATTGCATGGAAGAACGGCGATGGGCCAATGACCGCGGTGCCCATGCCTCAGGAGCCGACTGACACGGTCAAGCTCTTGAGCGATCTGGTGCTGAAGGGTTACACCGTTCTTCACATCGAGCAGCTTCCGCGGTTTGTTCCAATGGGCGGTGGCAAGGGCATACCCGGCTCCATGGCCGCGGTGATGTTCGAGAACTTTGGAATCGTCCTTGGGGCCGCCATGGCCCTCGGCTACCGCATCGAGCGCGTTCCTCCGCAGACGTGGCAGAAGGAACTCGGCCTCGGAAACTCCAAGGGTCTCTCGAAGACAGAGTGGAAGAACAAGCTCAAGGGCCGCGCCCAGGAGCTCTTTCCAGGCATTCCGATCACGCTCAAGACATCGGACTCCCTCCTGATCTGGGAGTATGGACGAAGACACTGTTGACAGGCTGTCTGCGGTGTATTACAAGGTCAGTGTCCTCGGCGATCGGTGAGAGGAGAGTCGAGGGTGTTCAATAGGCGCGGTTCAATCACAGTTTTTTGCCCCACGTTTTCCGAGGTTTCGCTGATCCGCCCCAGCGATCTCTCCCCCTCGGACTACGTGGGGCTCTTTTTTCCCGTTCACTGAAACGGGCTGTTTCAACGACCGATGAAAACCATCATCCGAGTAAAGCGACAGCAGGGTGGATTCACCATCATCCCAAACGAACTTCTTCGGAAGAAGATGTCTCTTCGCGCCAAGGGGCTCCTGTGCATGATCCTGTCCAATATGGACGAGTGGGTGGTCACCAAGTCGTGGGTAACTGAGCATTGCTGCGAGGGGCGTGATGCCATCGCAGCCGTGTTCAATGAGCTCAAAGAGCTTGGGTACGCATCCCTTGAGGAAACAGAAACGGCCGCTGACGGAAGGTTTTCCAATCGAATTTGGACCTTTACCGACACTCCCACCGTTGACTGGAAATCCGCGCAAAACACCCCTTTATGCGCGGAAAACCAGTGCGGGTTTCCAGTAACTGGAAAGCCGTCACCTAAGAATACTATAGAAGAAGACCATAAGAAAGAGAGCGGCGGTGCCGCGAAAGAGCGCCCGAGGAACGAGCTTGCAGACCATCTGGCCAAGGCTTGCGGATCGGACGTGGCACGCATGACCGAGGGCGAGTGGAAGCGGGTGGGAGTTGCTCTGGCTGGAATCAAGAAGGTCGAGCCCAGTCTGACCAAGGAGATGATCGATGCCCACGTCGCTGGCTATCGGCGCATCTTCCGCGACGCCATCCTGACTCCGCTGGCCTTGATGAACAACTGGGGCGCTACAGCCCCAATGGCGCGTCCTGATGCCAAGTCCGCTGTCTCCACACCGGACGAGCTTAAAAACCTCGTGGAGCGGCTTTCTGGGCACGTGGCGAACCCTCGGCATGAGGCGATGTTCGGAGATCTGGTGACCGAAGCCCAGAAGCAGGAGTTTGCGGCCATGAAGGAGCGGTACTTCCAACTCAAGGCCCAGCTTGGGGGAGGCACCAAGTGAGAGAGCCTCCGTTCTCGCAAGAGGCCGAACTTGGCGTGATAGGGTGCTGTTTGCTGAACAACAACGCCATCGATGACGCGATAAACGGTGGTATCAAGGCGGACTGGTTCTACGATGTTCGATGCCATGACTTGTGGGAGATCATCATCAAGATGCGGGACGACCGCATTCCGATCGATATGGTCACGATCGCGAACCGGCTCAAGGGCGACTCATTCAACCGTGTCGGCGGGATTGCGTTCGTGTCTGAGGCGATGGACGCTGTTCCGAGCGCATCAAACCTCCCCTACTATCTGGACATTGCACGGGACAAACAGCGGGCCAGAAAGCTCATTGAGATCTCGCAAGAGGCCATAAACACGGCCTATTCCGGGGCTTCCAAGGTGGACATGGTGCTGGACAGTTTTGAAGCCAAGCTGATGGGGATCAGGAATGAGCACTCCGTTGACAGCGACTTCACCGCCAAACAGATAGCCACTTCAGCCATCGACCTCATTCAGGAGCGGTGTGCTGGAAAGAGCGACGCTATCCCAACCGGCTGGACCTTCATGGACAGAATCCTCAGGGGAGGGCTGAGGCCGGGCCAAGTATTCGTGGTTGCTGGTCGCCCGGGTGCCGGCAAGACGGCGTTCACCTTGAGTCTTTTGACCTCACTCTGCTCAAGCGGCGTGCAGACGGGGTTCGTGAGCCTCGAGATGAGCGCCGAGGAGGTGGGCATGCGAATGCTGGCAATCGAGTCTCAGGTGGATGTCGGGCGGTACGACGAGCGTAACCAGCCGAACGAGGGCGAGCTCAGGAAGCTGACGACAGCTACAAGTCGGCTTGCCCGTCACAAGATCATGGTCAACGACAAGCCCAACCAGACCGCTCAGAGCATCGCTGCCAAGGCGCGTCGCTGGGTTCGATCTTCAGGATTGAAGGTACTTGCGATCGACTACCTGCAGTTGATCACGGCCTCTGAGGGCAAGGAGAGGCGCGAACAGATCGATGCGATCAGCCGAAACATGAAGCTGCTGGCCAAAGAGCTCAAGATACCGATCGTGCTTCTGGCCCAGCTGAACCGCGCCATTGAGCGTGATGGAAACCGCAAACCTAGGCTCAGCGATCTGCGCGAGTCAGGTGCCATTGAGCAAGATGCTGACCTTGTCGGCATGCTCTACCCCGCTGAGCAACAGGACTCAGAGGCCACCCAATCTGGACCGAGGAGAATCAACCTGTTCATCGCCAAGCAACGGGCGGGGCAGGCAGGGGTGGATATCCCGTTCAGCTTCAGGCCAGAGCTCACACGATTCGACCCAACATCACTATTCGACGAATGAAAATCAGATCCTACCAAGAGCGCGTCTACAACTGGCAGCGCGATGTCGCAGCCCAGCCCGTTACGAAGACGCCAACGCAACGCGATCCCGAGTTCTGCAAGAAGCAGTTGGGGTTCGTGAAGTCCGAGTGGTATGACGAGTACATCATCCACGCCGCCACCTACAACGAACTGCTCAGTTCGGTTCCAGCACTGTTCGAGGAGGGTATCACCAAGAAGATCGACAACATCCGGGAAAACATCGCCGATGATATCGGAGACGTGGCTTTCACGGTTCTCGGCCTTCTTAACGCCTACGGCGTCATGCTCGACAACATCTCGTTCTCGAGATCAACCGACATGAACGTGCTCGCCCTTGAGAGGCGTGTCGACCTGTTCATCAAGGGGGTGGAGGACACGGACAAGCTGCAGGCCTCTGATGCCAAGGCGGTGCTGCTGGATCTGATCGCGCTGTCCACGTACTACTCGGTGCGATTCTGGGACGCTCTGGGCGCTGTGTGCGCCAGCAACGACACCAAGCTCTGGACGCTGCCGGAGGTACATGATAACCAGCTGAAGATCGAGAGCCTGAAGTGGACCGAAACCAAGGTCGCAGGCGTGACAGGTGACCGGTGCTACCGCATCAAGAATCAGGACGGGAAGCTGATGAAGAGCCCGTCTTTCACCGGGCCGGACCTCCGATCTGCCCTGATGCAATTCGTGTCCTTGACATGAACCATTCGGTGTATTACACCTTTCCACATGGCTGAAACACCAGACAAGAAGATCGACGTTTCCAAGATGGAGCAGTTCGATCCGCCGCATTGCCCGATTCACGGAGGCTCAATGCCTGTCATCAACACGACGCCGAACAACGGTGTCGACCTTCACGGGATCGCCGGCAAGTGGTGCGGAGTTTGCATCATCAAGGCGCTCGAGAAACTCGGGGTCCAGAAGTGCATCGTATGAATCCAGGAGACAAGTACCAGAGTGTCCACAACCCAAACACCGTGGTTGAAGTCGTGTGCCCTGTTGCCGAGTTCAGGATCGGAGAGGTCCGGCAGCCGTGCATCATCTACACCAAGAGGCAGCGGTTTTACGTGCGAACCGAAGCTGAGTTTCTCGCGAAATTCAGGCCGATTCAATCGGGCCAATGACCAATTCAGATTTGACAATCACACCTCGGTGTAAGACACCTTCCGAAACGAAGATGCCTAACCAACGAGGAAAATCTCAAGCACTGCTCGCAGTATGGATCTCCAAGCCTCAATTGAAGGAACTGGACAAGTCTTCCGCCTCCAAGCAGATGACTCGGTCCGAGTACGTCAGGCATCGCCTATTCCAAGCCGACGAGTCGCAGCAAAGCGCAAAATCGGCACGTTCCAAGCCGGTGGTCTCCGCGTTACGGCGTGGGTCGAAAAAGGCATGATCTGTTTCAGGCAGAAGTACAGCCGCAAGGTTGAGCGTATCAGCCTTGATGAGACATGGCATCATGCCATCGGCCAGTTGGAGATGCGCCTGAAATGAGCAAGACAATCTCCAGCGTGACCCGTCTTTCCCTCACTGGTGGTCGCACCGTGACGGTATGGCGGTCGGAGACTGGACTCCTCAAGGAGTACGAATACAACGACGTGATCGGTCACGCGATCATGTCGACTGGGATGCCAGTCCATAAACTGGCAGACAGCATTTTCACGAACCTCAAGAACATCCGTGCAGTCGAGGTTATCGACGGCAACGGACAAGGGGTTCGCATCGAGAAGTAGTTTTTGGGCGGTTTGCCCCGCCCGAAATTCACGAGTTCGGATCGGCTCCCGAGTGGGATGACCGAATCAATCCGGCCCGTGTGGTCTATGCCCCCTGGTGCGCGATGGCACTGGGGGGCTCTCCTCCCAACACCAGCAGAACCATGAAACCAAACCTGTACGCAATCATCAGCCGCCTAGTCCTTGACGGAGTTGGTCAAGGCATCCGCAACACCGAGAGTGCTGCGCCGTCAGTCCAGCCGAGAACTGTCGAGAACCTCACTGAGAACATCCACATGGCAGTCATGCGGGAGCTCACCGAGTACTTCACATTCAAAGACGATGATAAGCAGTAAGCCGATTCGTCTCCCGTTGGATGACATCAAGGGTGTTATCAACGATTTGAAGAGGGGCTGCACCGTGGCTGAGATCACGAGCAAGTGGCACATCTCAACGAGAACATTCTACAGGATCAAGTATCTCGAGAAGCTGCCAACCAAGGACATTTACACACGCGGGGACTCGCATTGGCCCTGTGTCCACAGCGAGGAGAAAATCCGAGCAATCGTCGCAGAGCGCAAGAAGGGTGTGTTGCTCAAGGATCTGTCAGCCAAGTACGGAGTCGCACAGAGCTACATCAGCAGCATTATGAACGGTCACAAAAGGGAGCAAACAAAATGGACGAGAAACACCAAGAAGAGTCGGAACTGATTCAGAGCCTGATCGAGAGCATCTCGGATAGGTTCGACACCATCCAGGTGTTTACCACTTCGCACAATCCAGACACTGGAGAGACGACCCACATCGCAATGGGCACAGGGAACTTCTATGCCCGCATTGGCCAGATTGATGAATGGGTGCGAATGCAGAAAGAGATCGTCAGGGAAAAGGCCAAACAGATTGCCGGATCAGAAAACGCTGAGTTCGGTCAGAACTAACAGCATCGAAACACGCCAAGAAACCACATGAAACTAGCCAGCATCGAGGTCATCAAGGAGATCGCACCTCACTCCAACGCAGACTCGCTCGAAATCGCCAAGGTTCTCGGGTGGCAGATCATCGTCCGCAAGGGCGAGTTCAAGGCCGGTGAGTCCGTCGTTTTCATCCCCATCGACACCATCCTGCCCGATGCCGAGTGGTCGGCGTTCCTGAAGAAGGGCGACAAGCCGATTCGGCTCAACACCATCCGTCTGCGCGGCGAGTACAGTCAGGGGCTGATCCAGCCGCTCTCGATCCTGCCTGAACACGTCCGTGGGTGGCAGGAAGGCGCTGACGTTGGCGGCGAACTGGGCATCAAGAAGCACGAGAAAGAGATTCCGGCGTGCCTGTCCGGTGAGGTGGCTGGAGCTTTCCCAACCTCCTACGCCCCGAAGACGGACGAGGACAACGGCCTGAGCCATCCTGATATCGTGAAGCACACGCTGTCGAAGCCGTGTGTTGCCACGCTGAAGCTGGACGGTTCTTCATGCACCATCGTGGTTGTCGATGGCAACATCACGCACGTCTGCAGCCGCAACCTGTCGCTCAAGGAATCAGCCTCGAACGGGTTTTGGATCGCTGCGAGGAAGCTGACCATCCCGCCGGGTGCCAACTGCGTCATCCAAGGCGAGTTGATGGGTCCGGGTGTGCAGGGGAACCAGTTGAAGCTCACTGAGCCGACGCTCTTCGTCTACCAGATCCGTGATCTCACCAATGGCAAATGGCTTCGATACATCGATATGGCTCAGGTGTGCCGAGACAAGTTCCAGTGCAAGTGCGTCCCTGTCGTTACCGTTACTGTCGATGAAACCATTGAACACCTGCAGAGCGTCGCCGACATCGTAACGCTGCCTGACGGCAAACCTGCCGAGGGAATCGTCGTTCGCCCAATCGATGGCGAGGCTATGGGCATCGGTCGGCCGCTGGGTTTCAAGATCATCAACCGCAACTACAAGGACCAGTAACCATGCCAACCAACACCACCGCACACGAGGACCGCGTCATTAACGACGCAGAGAGCGTCATCACCGGGAAGATCCAGTCCCTCATCGAGGTTGTCACCAGACTCGATGATGTCATCGACGAGAAGGACAAGGAGATCGAGACGCTGAAAGGGAAGGTCACAGACCTTGAAGGCGAAATCGAAGAACTGAAGTCGCAGATCTCCTCGATGAATGATGAGATCAAGAGCCACGGAGGATAACCATGGATACCCCTACAGAAACCCTGATCCAAGCGTTGCGGCATCTGTCCACTGACATCGAGTCAGAGGACGGTGTGGCCAACGCTGCGATTGCTGAGGCTGCCCAGCGTCTGGAGGAGCAGAGCGCGAAGATCAAGCGGCTGCGTGACGGCATCGCGAAGCAGAACCTCGAGATCGAGCAGACCTGCGGAAAGGTGCTCGACTACCCGTGGTTCAAGGACGACCAGAAGAACTTCCCCGGCGCGACCGAGAAGGACGGCGTGTGCGTTGGTGACCATGTGGCTGAGACCATCGCGGCCGAGTTGGCGCGGAAGTACACGGAGGCGATGGACCGCATCAAGCGGCTGGAGGACGCTGGAGATGCGATGGATGAATGGATGTCATCCGACTGGACTGAAGATGAGAAGCAGTTCCAAGAACAATGGCGCAAAGCCAAGGAGGCCAAGCCGTGAATACGTTGATATTGGAAGACATCGACGAAACCAGCACCGGAGCGAAACCAAGCGTTGCTGTTGTCAGCGTAAAAACAAGCTACTACAGCACCAAGCGAGGGTTCGCCACGACGAAGCGAATCGATTTCCTCAAACGCAAGAGCGACCGGGAGTGCGTCTACTCCATCAAAGAAGATGCATCCTTTTGCGGCACCGATGCAGTCATTGGTCGAATAATCAACCTGAATGATGTCAAGGATGGAATTTACCGAATGATCTTCATCAACGAACACCGCGACTGGGATTCTGGACACATTGAGGACTGGGACTACAAGTTGGTTCCACATGAGGAGACCAAGCCGTGAGCATTGAAGAGCGAATCATAAAAGTAGTTGAAGAGCCGCTTGGTCTATGGGCGGTGCAGCGCAACAAGCGCGAACTCCGCGCAATCGCTCTCGAAGTCAACAAGCTGGAGGACCGCATCAAGCGGCTGGAGGAGGTGGGGGATGCGATGGCTGCATGGCTGTTAGACCCAAGGAACTTGGGCGGCGGGTCGTCTATGGCTTCGCAATGGCGCAAATCCAAGGAGGCCAAGCCGTGAGTGATACCGATTTCATTGCATACGAGAACCACAGATTGACCATTGCAAACGCGGAACTCCGAAAGGAGCGCGATGAACTGGAGCAGCACATCAAGCGGCTGGAGGCAGCGGGGGATGAAATGTACAGATGGATAACTGTCAAACGATTATGTTCAATCGACTGCACCGAAGCATGGGACCAAGCCAAGGAGGCCAAGCCGTGAGACGCCTTCTGAAACGCATCAGGCAATCCTGTCGATTCAACGACGTCCAAGCTGCCGCTGTGCTCCTAATGTCTGTTTCGATGGTTATTGGGTACGCCACAGGTTCACGAGAGTTCAACCCGTGGGTCGCGCTTGCACTGCTCTGCTTATGGCCAGCAATGGCTTTCACCAGCAACTTCCTTGACCCGCTCCCATGACCTACGACGACCTGATCAAGGTGATGGATTTTGCGCCGTCACCACTGACCGCGAAGAAGACGCTTGCGGTCATAGATCGAGACCAGTCGCGCATCACCGGTTTCGTCCTGACTGGGAGGAACGGGGAGACCACCATCGTGAACTCCTCTGCGGTCAGGTGGCTGTCAGGGAAGGAGATGTGGGAGTTGATGCACGGGAATGGAGGTGGGGCGTGAGGCGGTACGCCATCGAGCGGCTTCCGCACATGCCGCCGAGAAACGGACTCCTGATTCACACGCCCAAGTTTTCCGTGCTCGCTGACACCGCCCCGCTCACGATTGTGAAGGAGCTTAATAGGCTGCTGGATAGGAACAGGGCGCTGGAGGCCGCGATCCGCACAACGCTCGACGCCAACCGGCACCTTGCCGACGGCGACGACTGCACACTGATTCAACTCAAGAAGGCGCTACCCGAGTGGGTTTAACCAAGAAGGAGGACATCGATTGAGCTACCATCAGTCAGGGCAACTGCCGCACCACCAATACTGCTACGTTGACGCAGCAGCTATCAGCAGCGGTGAAGGGTTCATGCCATGCGTCTGGTTCGGACTTGTCTCGATACCGGGCCGAATGTGGGGCTGCACGGTCATGCTGGAATGCGGGGCGGTCTACAGATCGATCCCGCCGCACCTGATGGCCTTCAACGAGAAGCCAGATGCGATCTGGACCCCGCAGCAAGCTCAGCGATGGGACTGCTACGGCAGAGAGTTCTCCACCATCGAGTACACCTACCTGCGCGGGGTCGAGTGCTCAGCGAAATGCGACGACCAGAAGCTGGACGGAGAGTACATCTTCACGGCAGCACCCATCGACGACGGGTTTTCGCGGCACCCATCACAGGCCAAGGAGTTCATGTTCATCAAGCTCTACAACGGGAGGTTGACGATCCAGCCGACCGACAAGGTGCTCTTCATGGAGAAGTCGTTTGTGGAGCCCCAGTGGCCTACGGGGCTCAAACTCTCGAACGAAGTGTGGTCTTGCGAGTGACTCCTTGAGATTCTAGGTCCATGGATTTCATCAAGAAAATCGTCCTTGAGCTCTGGTGCATGGCCTACGGCGTCGGCCTCTTCATCCTCGCGACGTGGCCGATCGCCCTCTCGCTGGGTGTATGCGTCCTGTTCGTTGCGATTCCCCGAAAAAAACGCAATCGGGCATCTTGACTCGGGATATTAGGTGTATTACACCTGTTCCCGCTACATGAAAGTTTCCTCCGTATCCGTCACAAAGTCGATCGTCACCGACAACGGTCGCGAGCTCACCCCAGACGAGCTCATCGTCTACGAGGCTCGGGTCTCGAACCCGAATAACCAGCACAACCACGATACCGGGCCGAAGCTGCTGCACTTTTGCATGCGCGAGGGCCACTGGTCGGTGTTCGAGCAGGCCGATCTGACCGTCGAGATCGAGACCAGCATCTCCATCTCGATGCAGATCCTGCGCCACTGGAGCGCACGGTTCCAGCAGTTCAGTCAGCGGTACGCCGACGTGCGTAAGCTGGAGACCATCATCGAGCCGATTCGGCTGCGTATGAAGGCGGCTGGCGGCAACCGGCAGGGCAGCGGTGAGGAGTTGGCCGAAGACCATCCGATGCAGGTAGTCTACCGGAACGCGGTACACAGAGCGGTCGGCGTCTACACCGCACTCATCGATGGCGGTGTCGCGCCGGAGAGCGCCCGCTTCGTCCTGCCGCTGGCCACCAAGACTCGGATGTTCATGAAGGGTAGCGCGAGGACGTGGATTCACTACCTCGACCAGCGCACGTCGCCGCACGCCCAGAAGGAGCACCGTGAGGTGGCCGAGGCGATCCGCGCTGAGTTCGCCAAGCATTTCCCGACGGTCCACGAGGCGATGGGCCTGCGGGTGAGCGAGGTCCAGTCGCTCAAGAACGAGATCGAACGCCTGAAGCTGGAACTGAACAACATGAAGAAAGAGAACGTATGCTGAACTTCGGACAAGCATTGGAATGGCTCAAGAAGGGCAAGGCCATCTACCGCTCAGGGTGGAACGGCAAGGGCATGTGGCTGCAGCTGCAGACGCCCGATGCCAACAGCAAGATGACGCTGCCCTACATCTACATCGAGTACCCCAAGGGCCACCCGGCCTACCCCAACGGATCGCGTGTGCCGTGGCTGGCCCCGCAGACCGACATCCTCGCCAACGATTGGGCCTATAACGCCTGACACCATGATCCCGAAATTCGTTTCGGGATCATCCCCTTTCGCACCATGAAATTCGCAATCGTCTATCATTCAGAGGACTTCGATGGAAAGCTCTCCAACGAGGTCTGCCGCTACTGGCTGAACCGCCTGCATCCCAACGCCAACATCCACTCCTACGGGTGGGACTATGGACGGCCTGTTCCGACTCCATTGCACAAGTGGTGGGATCCGAATGCGGGTGATCAATTCTCGAACGAATGGTCGCTGTACGACGCCATCTACATCGTGGACCTGTCGGTGGACGAGTTGATGGCTCGCACCGATCTCGACGAGAAGATCATCTGGATCGACCACCACAAGAGCGCCATTGAGAAGTGGGACAATCCGTTGGTGGAGCGGCTAGTGATCATGGGCTACCGCATCGACGGCGTGGCCGCATGCCGACTGTGCTGGCAGTGGTTCGTCAATTCGGCTGGCTATCTTGGTGTGCTGCCTTCCAAGCAGGACTTCATCGACCGCAATGTGCAGGAGCCCGCCTTGATCCGCCTTGCCGGAGAGTACGACATCTGGGACCACCGAAACCCGAATGGGAAGTTTCTACAGTTTGGTCTTCGATCGATTGATGATGCTGAGTTTCGAGAGCTTTTAATGGCTCAGTTTTTGGGCTTAGACGACCATCATTTGGCAGCCGTGATCGAAACAGGTGTGTCCATCAAGTCCTACTGCGACAAAATGGCTGACGAGTACAGCGCGGCATACGCGCACACCATCAAGTGGGAGGGTCTGACCTTCTGCGCCCTGAACATCGGGCAGCGCGGCAACAGCGACCTGCTCAAGGGCGGCATCAAGCCGGAGCACGATGCCTGCTTCGCGTGGCGCTTCGACGGGAAGCAGGTGCTGGTGAGCCTCTACCACATAGAGGGGAAGACGCACCACGACCTGTCGCTGATCGCCGTGAAGTACGGTGGCGGTGGTCACAAGGGGGCGTGCGGGTTCCGTGTTCCGCTGGTTCAGCTGAACAACATCTTGGCAGGAGGTGCCGTGTGAGCGAACTGACCACAGACAAGCTGACCGCACTCCTTCACCAGAAGGCGGACGCTGAGCTCAACCAGAAGCTGAGCTATCTCGACAAGTGCTGGGAGAAAGACGATGCATTCAAGGTCTACACCAAGTCGGAGCACACGAACGGTGGGGGCGTCACGATTCGCAATGATACGTGGATTCCGGGTCTGATGATCACCGTTCGCAAGGCGGTCTTCGAGACGATGCGCGACAAGAACCGGGAGCGGTACGTCGCGGAGTGGCTGTACAAGGTAAACCAGACGCTCGACGCGGTGAACAACCTGCATGGAGGTGAGCAGTGAGCGAGACGCCTCCATCAATCAAGGACATGAGCGACAAGGCCAGCATGCTCCTGACTGGACGGCAGTACGCGGCGATCCACCTCTGCGTGCCGGACAGCGGGGACCAGTGGCTGGATGACATGATCAAGAAGGCGCTCCGAGATAGGTTTGCGTCCGCTGCACTGCAGGGGTCGCTGTCACATCCGGCATCGCACGGAACCTTATCACAAGAAGCTGAAAGTGCTTACGCATTTGCCGAAGAGATGATGAGGAGGGGAGCGTGAACGTCTTCGACAGCAAGCGAGTCAGCAAGGCCGTGCAGAGCGGCATCAACAGCAGCCCAATGACCAGACGCGATGCGGGTGAAGCCCACCGAGCCGCCAAGGCCTACAAGCTCAAGAACGACATCACCATCTACAACCGCAGACACAGAAAGAAGACCGTATGACAAGACGACAAGCCAACCTGATCAGCTACATGATCCGCAGCCAAACCATATCATCGTTCCACGACGCCCGCCGAGAACTACTGGAAAGCTGCGAGGAGCAGAAGTCCGACGCCGCAGCGCCACAGCCGAGCGTGACTGTGACGGCAACCGCGAGCCAATCCGAGCCGGTGCAGCCCAGCACTCCGCAGCCAACTGGCTTCGACTACAAGAAGTCACTGCTGGAAGGTGAGAAAAGCACCACGCTCAGTATGTACATGGGTGCAGTTGAGAATGCGAATAAGCTGCAGGCCGAGGTCAAGTCTCTCAAGGAGGTGATCGGCTCTCAGGACGGGAAGATCGCCTCGCTGAAGGAGTCTGTTGAAAACAGAACCAAGACGATCGAGATGCTGAAAAACCAGATCGAGTTGCTGACGAAGCGGATCAAGGACGACAGAGAGCACTGGGATGGATGCCGCGAGCACAACAACGAACTGGTGGCGGCGAACGCCGAGATCTACCAGTCGCTGAGGCACTGGGGGCTTGAGCAGTCGGAACCATGCAGCCTCGTCAACAACGTCAAGCATGTCATCCAGCTGTGCGCCGAGCGCGGGAAGAAGATCGAGGAACTCAACGGCAACGTGAAGGCGCTCCAGTTTAACATCAACGTGATCAATGAGTCGAACATCAGTGATCAGGGGGACCTGAGGAAGCGCATCGCCGAACTGGAAAAACACGCCGCATCGCGTCAGGTGATCATCGACCAGCTGAATGCGGACCTCGCCTCAGCGAACACCGATATCGGGAATCAGGACAGGGAGCTCGCGGACCATGACGCGAAGTACCAGCGCCTGCAGCAGGTGTGCGACGATCTCCGACGCCGACGTGCGGAGGGCAGCGAGGAATCGCAGAAGCTGCTCAAGAAGATCGCGGATCTGGAGAAGGTCATCGACGTGCTGTCGAAGCAGCAGCCAAGCGGCGATCGTGGCACCCTGCGTGCAATCATCTCCCAACTGAAGAGCGAGAACGAGCTGCTGTGCGAGCGGATCAAGCACAGGCTCAACGAGAGCAAGACGCTGAGCGCCTCTATCCACAAGAGCCGCGAGCGGATCGAGGAACTGATGGAGACGGTCAACGGACACGCCGACGTAGTCGCGGAGAAGAACAGGTCCATCGAGTCTCTGAACGCGGATTGTTCAAGGTTGGCACTGGAAATTAAACAGAAGGACAAGGTCATCTCGGCGCTGAACGACCGCATCACGCTGAGCGGCGAGGCGATGACGATGTTGGGTGTGGACAACAAGAAGCTGAACGAGGCTCTGGAGACTCTGTCATCGGTTAACCAGAAGATAGCCGACAACGTCGCCAAGCTGCGGTACGAGAAGGATTCCGACGAGGCCGGCTACATCAAGAAGCTCACGGACAAGTCCCTCAGGATCGCTGTGCTGAAGAAGGCTGGAAACGACCTCTGCGCATGCCTCAAGCGTTACCACTACAGCGACACCCAGCAGCCCCACGTTGTGAGCGCCCTGCGCAACTGGGAGAAGGAGGCCCGGTGAAAGAGACAATCACCATGAGCGACGCCCAGCCAGCCGAGTACAGCATCATGGACCTGGTCAGGGACTACCGCGCCCACCGGGACAGCCTCAAACGCTACAAGCAGCAGCACTTCAAGAGCGGCACCAAGGTCCAGGTGGACAACACACGCCACCGCGGCTACGGCGAATGCCTGCCACCAGATGCCTCGCGCCCAGACCGGGTGGAGGTGCTGATGGAAAGCGGAGCAAGGTGGATGTTCGAGTTCGACCACGTTAAGCTCGTCGTGCAATGAATACCGGAGCGAGAGTCAAACTGTCATGGTACGAGGCTGCCATAGGCTCGTACGTGGGAATGCTACGCCAGCTTGCATCGCTCAAACGAGGACTCCAGCAATGCGCCGGCCATGAGGGCGCATCCTGGAACGTCCATCTGGAGGGGGCCAGTGGCGAGATGGCCGTGGCCAAACACCTGAACGTCTACTGGGGAGGGGGAATCAACACCTTCAAGGACGACGACCTCCCGGGCCTCCAGATCAGGCTCAGAACCAGACACGACCACGACCTGATCCTCCGAAGACAGGACTCGGAGAAGGCCATCTGGGTTCTCATCACCGGCACCTCCCCGGACTTCTGGATCAGAGGCTGGATCTACGGCCACGAGGCCAAGACACCGGAACGCCTCCAGAAGTACGGCAAGGACCGCTCAGAGGGCTACGTGATACCCGCAGAAGCCCTTCACCCTATCGAAACCCTCCCCGGCTACCAGAAGAGCCAGAAGGCGGCCTCCTGCGATAGCCCTGAGCCCACAGATGCCGGGTAAGATAGTTCGCTGCCCGGATCACCTCCTTCTCCCTCCAGGAGGGCCTCATCAGATGCAGTAGCTCGTGAATCAGCGTATCGAGCCTCTCGCTCTCGCACTGCTTGTCATGGATCTCGATCAGCCTCAGATCATCGTACGAGATCCCCCAGGCCTTATCCTTGCTGAGATCCTTCTCCACCACCTTCACTCTCACAGGATAGGGCATTCCCAAACAGAGCATCCCACAGCCCCGCTCTCAAGTGAAAATGCTTGACAGGTTTGGGGGATCCCCCTTTAAGATATCCCCCAGAAACCCTCGACCGTTTGAAACAGTGAAGGCCCGCGTCGATCCTCGACGGCCCTAGACGTCGAGGTAGTACATCCCCTACTGCTGCCCCGCATGCCAGGTGACCGGTTCGCTTAGCCGCTTCCAGCGGCGCGTTGTCTCGGCGGGAGCCCGGGTTCAAACGGGGTAATCGGCCAGAGAGTTGAGAAGGGGGGTACACCCATACCCTCACGACTTTATGCGCGAACCCCCGGTTACCCCCCGGGGTGTGCGCATACGCGGGCACGCACGCACGCGCGTCACGCACACACGCGGTATTACCTCGCGTCGCACGCGTTCTTTCTACTGTCTTGGGGACTCCGGGATTGGGACCCACAATTCGGA